TAGTACAAGATTTTGCTGAGGTTGTTCTAAGTCCTGATCAAGTTAATGTTTCTGAAGATGCAACTGTTGCAACTAAAGTAGTTCTCCCATCTCCACTATTCTTGGAGCCTGGTGTTACTTATGCAGTCGTTCTCCTAGCACCCACTACTGATGATTATGAAGCTTGGATTGCCCGTATGGGTGAAGAAAATGTAACTGGATTGGTTCAGGAAGCCGGTGGTGCTGTTATTATTTCGCAGCAGTATCTAAATGGCTCTCTATTCAAGTCACAGAACGGACAAATCTGGACACCTAGCCAGTTTGAAGATCTCAAGTTCACTCTTTATAAGGCACAATTTACCAATGAAAATGGAACAGTATTCCTAGAGAATCCTCCACAGGATACTGATACAAGATTGGTAAACAACCCAGTTCTAACCTTACCAAGAAAGCTAAGAGTACCCATCACACAATCTGGTTATGCTTTCGCAGAAGGCATGAAGATTGCATCAACTCCTCCACTAGATCCAACCAATATTGCTGTAACCGCAGATATTGAAGATTTGGGTGGCGAAGTAACAGCCACAACAGTAAGTGCTGCTGGTACTGGATATATTGATGCTTCTTATACAGCTGTCCCTGCTTACTCACTCACCTCTAGAGGAGAAGGTCTAGAATTAGATGTTACTATTTCTGGTGGTGAAATCACAGCCGTTACAATTTCTAATGCTGGTCTAGGCTACAGAGTAGGTGATACCGTTGGAATTACAACCGCCGATGTTGGCGGTGCTGGTGGAGATTCTATTATTACAATTGATGCTATTGGTGATACAGATGTTCTATATCTAACCAATGTTAATGGAGAATCTATTGATTTCCCTGCAATTATCAATGAGTATCTACCACAGAACCTACCACCAAATGATCTAATTGATACTGGTTCTACTGGTCTAAGTGGATCACCTTCTGAGCCCATTGAGACATATGAAGGTAATGTATTTGTAGTAGACATTCCTGTTCATGGAATGCATCAGGATAATCAGCTAGTCAACCTATTTGGTATTCTCCCTGATACAATTCCCCAAGAGCTACAGGAAAATCTAAGTATCATTGGTAATGAAATCATTGTTAATGATCCTGCAGACTTCAACACATTTGAAGGAATTACAACTACTACTGGTTATGCTTATCTCGGTGGTGAGATTGTTGAGTACGAATATGATGCAGTCTCTAATACTGTTGGTATTACTTCAAGAGGAGTTGATGGTACAGTTCCTCAAATCCATGACCAAGGAACTCAGGTCTACAAATATGAATTGAGTGGAGTTTCTCTAACAAGAATCAATACTACTCACTTGGTTCCTACAGGTTTAGATAGCCTCAAGGATATTGGTAAACTTCCTCTACAATTCAATAGAGGTGAGAGACCAACTGGAGATAATCAGCTTAACTTCAATCAGGAACAGCAAGCTGGTCTAAATGCAGCTAGAGCTTCTCAAAACTTCCAGTTTGATAGAGCCCTTCCTTCTGTTGCTATCTTGACTCCTGGTAATACAACTGCAATTGATGCAACTATTAGAACAGTATCAGGTACAAGTGCTGGAGCTCCACAAGGAGAGCAGCAGTCATTTATTGATCAAGGATTTGAGCCTATTAATCTCAATACCTTCAATAACTTTAGTTCTCCCAGAATGATTGCTTCTAGAATTAATGAAAATGAATTCCTAGATTCAATTCCTGGTAACAAATCTCTAACATTGGCTCTTGAGTTTAGATCAACAGATCCAAACTTGAGCCCAATCCTAGACATTTCTCAAGCTAATCTCACACTAGCTAGATTCTCTCTAAACAACCCAATTTCTAACTACGCCACTGATGGTAGAGTAAATCAGATTGTAGGTGATCCACACTCTTCAATCTATATCTCTGAAAGAATCAATATTGATACACCATCAACTGGATTGAGAGTTCTTCTCACTGCTGAGCGTGATGCAACTGCTGATTTCCGAGTTCTTTACAGACTATTTGGTCCTAGCACACAAGGTGCTACTGAGCCAACTTGGGAACTATTCCCCGGTTATACAAATCTCCTAGATACAACAGGAGATGGCTTCGGTGATACTATTGTTGATCCTTCAAGGAACAACGGATTGCCTAATAGAGAAGTTAGAGCTAGTGAAGTTGGTGAATTCCTAGAATATGTCTATGAAGTCAACGATATCGCTGAATACTCTGGTTTCCAAATCAAAGTTGTTCTAGCTGGTACAAATGAAGCACGTGCTCCTAAGTTCAGAGACATTAGAGCAATTGCAATCGCATGAAGAGAGTAGAAGGTTACAAAAATCTTTACCGCAATGATTCAGGAGCTATCGTCAATAAAGATAGCTCCTCTCTCAGAGCGTATAAGAATAAAAAACATGCAGCTGATCTCAAAGAACAAGAGATCAAAGAATTAAAAAATGAGATCAATGAGCTTAAGGATATGTTGAAACAGATCCTAGATAAATAGTAAAAGAAGCTCTAACTTAATCAGATGGCGGCTGCCTACGTATCTAATATTACTATTGATCAAGGGGCTGATTTTTCAGCTAACTTTAAGTTAGATGATGCTGGGACTGCTAATCCCATCAATTTAACCTTATTCAAGGCATTTGGACAGCTTAGAAAGCATCCAGGTGCCCCTTTTGGTGTTGAGTTCTTGGTTACTATTCCTAAACCAAGAACTGGAGAGATTGTTATTGCTCTAACTGCAGAGCAAACTTCTGAACTTTCAGAAGGTAGATATGTATATGATGTTATCCTACAGAGTAGAACAGATAACAAAATATATCGTGTTGTTGAAGGAATGGCTCTAGTAAATCCCGGAGTTACCAACATGAGAAGCGGTATTATTCCACCCTCCGTCCCACCTGTCTTTATTGGAGACGCACCACCACCAGATCCTATTGCCGGAAATCTCTGGTGGAACTCCACTGAATCCCGTATGTATGTCTACTACGTTGACGACGACAGCGCTCAGTGGGTACAGACTATCCCAACTTCTAAAGATAACGAGAGGGAAGAGTGATGGCGAATCTACTAGACCAAATTGGACAAAGAAATGTTGTCCGAGTAATCTCAAACGGAGTTCCTTCCTCACTAGAAAATCTAACAGATACCGACTTTAGTGGTATTGGAACCGGTGGTGTTCCTGTATGGAATGGTGAAGTATTTTCTCAAGTTGTAGAAGGATTTCAAATCAGCACCTCAACAGTAATCCTTACTGTGGATCCTACTGATAATAATACTAAATTTACTGATACTATTGATGGAGGATTCTTCTGATGGCGAAGCCTTCTTCAAGACAAGAGCTAGCCAATTACGCTCTAAGGCAACTAGGAGCTCCTGTATTGGAGATTAACGTTGCTGATGAGCAAATTGATGATTGCTTGGACGACACCCTTCAGATGTTCAATGAGAGGCATTATGATGGTGTTGTAAGAACATATCTAAGATATGACTTCACTCAAGCTGATATTGATAGAGGAAGAGCTCTAAGAAATGTTGGTATTGATACTGCATCTTCTCAATACCCAAATGATTTAGAACCTACTGTAGCCAGTTATCAAGAGATTTCTAACTACATTCAGCTACCAGACCATATTATTGGTGTTGAGCGTGTTCTAACTCCATTTGAAGCTACTGGTAGTGGCTATATTTGGGGTGGTTATCCAAATCTAATTGGACCCGATGGAGCTGTTCCTTATGATACAGCCTTCACAAACCTATATGGCTTCGGTGGTTATGATCTAATTACTTATGCTATTGCAAAGTCTTGGTGGGAAACTGTTGACTTCCTATTCCATCCAGAGGCTGGAATTAGATTCAATATCCGTCAGGATAGACTATACTTAGATATTAACTGGTCTAGCCTAAGAGCTGGTCAGTTTATTCTTATTGATTGTTATAGAGCCCTCGATCCAGAGGACTTTAATAAAATCTATAATGATAGATTTGTTAAAAGATACTTCACTGCTAATCTAAAGCGTCAGTGGGGTCAGAATCTTATCAAGTTTAGAGGAACCAGGCTTGCTGGTGGTATCGAGCTAAATGGTAGAGAAATCTATGATGACGCTGTGCGTGAGCTTGATGCTATTAAGCAAGAGATGAGCAACTCTTACGAACTACCACCTCTCGACTTTATTGGATAAGAACAATGGTTGTAAATCCCTTCTTTCTACATGGGTCAACACAAGAACAAAATCTTATGCAAGATCTGGTCAATGAACAGATCAAAATGTATGGGATTGATGTTTATTATATTCCCCGTGAGTTTGTAAGGGACGCTACAATCATGAGGGAGGTAACTTCCTCTGAATTCCGTTCATATTTCATCATCGAAGCTTATTTGGAAAGCTATGATGGATATGGCGGACAAGGTGATTACCTATCAAAGTTTGGTATTCAAGTAAAGGATGATTGTACTTTTACAATCTCCCGCGAAAGATACGAAAATTATATTGCACCATTTTTGAATTCTAGGATGATTTTCCTAATGAATTCACTAAAGAATGATAATGAACTACCTGTAGTTCATAGACCAAGGGAAGGTGATCTTGTTTATTTCCCTTATGGTAGAAGACTATTTGAAATTAAATTCGTAGAACACGAGAAGCCTTTCTATCAACTCGGTAAAGGTTATACTTATGAACTACAATGCGAGTTATTTGAATATGAGGATGAAGTACTCAATACTTCTATTGATGAAGTAGATAGTACAATTCAAAACCAAGGTTACATTACAACTTTAGATCTAGTAAAGTTAAGTAATAGAGCTGAAGTTGAAGTTGAGTTAGGTGCTGGCTATATTACAGAACTCACTTTGTTTGATGAAGGAACTGGATATACTTCTCCGCCAGATATTGTGATTGATCCTCCTATTATTGGAACGGATCCAAATGTAATTGCACTTCTATCTGCACCCAATAATAATTATGAATCATCTGCTATCAGTAGATTGATTACATTTGAGAGTGGATCTGGTTATCTTGATACTCCAAATGTAAGAGCTGTTGGTGGTGGCGGCGGAGGAGCCGTTATTAGAGCAGGCATCAATACTCTATCAGATTCCTTTGGAGTTATAAAATTTAACATTACAAATCAAGGTGCTGGTTATCCAGAAGACGTTCCTATTATCGTTTATAATGATGAAAATGAAATTGTAGCCGAAGGTCTTGCTCTAACAGATGGAACTAAAATTGTAAGAACAGTTGTATCTTCTCCTGGTAGAGATTTAGAGCCAGATAAAATCAATGCAATTGTTTCTGCTCCTGCTCAATCTGGTGAGGGAGATTACATTTACAATGAAATTGTGGTAGGAAAGCAGTCAGGTACTAGAGCTAGAGTCCGTGGATTTGATGCACCTAATCTACAACTAGCCATTACAAATCTAAATCCAGAAGAAGATGAAGTGATTTTTGAGCCCGGTGAAATCATCGAAGGTGAGACAAGCGGTGCAAGATATGCAGTAAGTCGCTATGATGAAACTAATCCTAGAGATGCTTATGCTCAAAATGATGAGATTGAAGAGGAAGCCAAAGATATCGTAGATCAGGATGAATTTAACCAGTTTGATCCATTTGGTGAATTTAGCTAACCTAAATAGTTCGGTCTAGTATACCTAGGTTCCCACAATGGGCGAATACTTTTACCATGAGATAATCAAAAGAACTGTTGTCGGTTTCGGCAATTTGTTCAATGGTATCGAACTACAAAAAGTAGATAGAAAGGAGAACGTCATCAACGTGATGCGTGTTCCCCTGGCTTATGGTCCTATCCAGAAGTTCCTAGCTAGACTAACTCAAGAGAAGGAGTTGAATCAGCCAGTTCAGGTCACTCTACCAAGAATGTCCTTTGAAATGAATTCTCTTTCCTATGATGGAACTAGAAAGACTCAACCCACTCAGACTTTCAAAACCTTAGAGGACGGTACTAAACTCAAGCGAGTTTATCTACCTGTTCCATATAATGTTGGCTTTGAGCTCAACATTATGGCTAAGTTGAATGAAGATGCTCTTCAAATTGTTGAGCAAATTCTACCTTATTTCCAACCATCATTCAATGTAACTATTGATTTAGTTGACTCAATTGGTGAAAAGCGCGAT